TCGGATACATCCAGAAGGACGATGTGACGGGACGGATCAGGACGGCGACGGGGACGGAACGAGAGGTAGCAGCGGCGGAAGAGCAACAGATCAGCCACGTCCTTTATGTGCCGGCTGGGACGGACATCGAGCGGGGCGACCGGGTGGCGTGCGGATCAGGATCGAGCGACCCGGCGGCGCGAACGATGATGGTGGATGTTCAGGGGATCCGGGAGCCATCGCTGGCCGGGCACCACCTGGAGATCGATTGTCTGGAACGGCAGGATGAGGTGAGCGAAGAGGTAGGATCTTGAGCGGCATTAGCGGCATTACCTGGAAAAAGTGGCAGCCGGAAAAGGTAAGAGCGTTTGTGGTGGACGAATTGGTGGAGAACGGCGAGATCGCGGGGAAATTTGTAGAGACGGAGGCCCGCGCGCGGCTGCACGCAATCAAGGATCCGGACTGGGGCGAAAAGTACCGGACGATGATCGTCGGCCGGAAATTGACGTATGCGGTGATTAAGGAGCCCAAGGCGGTGATCATCCGGGTGGGGGTGCGAATGGGAAAGGATGAGAAGGGACGATGGTACGGGTTCTATATAGCAACCGGGACGCGGCGAAGGGCGGCGCATCCATATTTAAGGCCGGCGGTATTTCAGAATAGGCGAAAGATCGTGGCGCTGCTGGCGGGAAAGTAATGGAGGATGAAAGATGGTGGACATAACCAGGGAAGTTTTTGGTATTTTTAATAAAGTGTACCGGGATATGGGGGATGGGACTCACGCTGAGGTTATTGCAATTGGCGGAACGGTAGAAATCGACCCCGCGTCGTCGTTGGAACATTTTTATAATGTAACCTGCGCGGTCGCAAATCAGGAATACAGCCAAGCTCTGCCGGCCAATTGCCGTAGATATGTTGTCCAGGCCAGGCAAAGCCACGATCTGCGATGGCAGACTGAGTCGGGGAGAGTTGCAGCACCGAATGAGCCATACGCAACAATCAAAGCGGCATACGGTTTCGATTCTGGACCCATTGCGCAGGGAAGCTCGCCCTCGACGTTATACTTTGCATCGCCAGTCGCCGGAACTGTCGTCGAAATCGTCGCGTGGACTTAGGAGGAGGGCTATGACTATCTTGATGCCTCCCCGTGCGGGGTTATTGAAAGTTACCGGGCAGACAACGCAATATGCCGGAAAACCCGACGACGGATTCTACGAAGAGGGACTCGATTACCGGTACGAGGTACTGACAGCAAGTCAGTACTCGGGGACGTCCAACATTGATTTGGTGCATTTGACCGACACGAGCATCGCGTTCGTGGCCGGCACAAAAAAAATCACAGACTCGAATTCCGGCCTGGCTCAATTCAAGACGGGCGAAACGATCGTCGTGAGCGGTTCTGTCCAAAACGATGGGGTTTACACGGTGGCGACGGGGGGCGTTGCCGGAGAAATCGTCGTCAACGAGGCGCTGATCGACGAGGGCGTCGGCGCAACGGCGTCGGTTGCCAAACGGGTGGCTCACAGCAACAACTGCGTGCAGGACCTGGTGAATGGAAAAATGTATTTACGGTATCCAACGGAGACAAATGGTGTGATGGGACCAGATGGAAATGGAAAACTCCCCTGGGACGGGACGCCAGACATCTATGATTATGTGGCGGCGGCGAACGCTGCCGAAGTGGGGGGATACAGCGACTGGAGGATACCGAACAAAAAGGAACTCGACGACCTTTGCAACATGGAGGCGCCAAACGCCTTGCCGGATCCAACCGCATTTCCGAGTTGGAGCGGAGATTATCACTGGTCGTCAACCACGCGGCCCAACAGCACCGCCTACGCCGTGATCGTCTACTTCCACTACGGCTACGTGGGCAGCACTGACAAGTCCGCGCAGTATTACGCCGCTCTCGTCCGAGGATAGTTTGTTATTTTGTTATTTTGATCATTAGTTTATGGCCAGATATGAGCATCTACCGATTTACAAAGCGACGCTAGACATGGCGATTTATTTTGAACAGATCGTGCGAAATTTTCCACGGTACCACAAATACACGTTGGGTACTGATCTACGGGTGCTGGCCAAGCGGGCACTGGTCCTGATATGGAAAGCCAACAGCGCCAGGGACAAACAAAAATTGTTGGGCGAGTTGATGGAGGTTTTGGAGGAGTTGAAAATCACCATCAGGATAGCAAAGGAGGTGAAGGCGTTTAACAGTTTTCATAGTTTCGAGGTGAGCGTGCGCCATCTCGACGGCGTGTCGAGACAATGCGCTGGATGGTTGAAGAGTCAGAAACAATGAACACAGCAAGCCAGAACCGGCATCCAACAGAGATGGTCGGGAGTGCAAGGAATATCCTGCATCTACCCCGCCAAAGTGCATATTATCATCGCGCGGCTGAATCTGAAAAAGCCTCGGCCGGGCGATCTAAAGTGGGTAGATCATTGGACGCGGCCCAACAACACCGCCAACGCCATGATCGTCAACTTCAACAACGGCAACGTGAACAACAATGACAAGTCCACGCAATATTACGCCGCTCTCGTCCGACGATGTTCTTGCTGTTACTTTCGAGGATCTGTATCGATGCTATATGAAATGCAGACTCAGAAATTTGAAAAAGATTTTGACCAAACACGTCGATGATCCATTTTTGCTGTGGCTGGCGGGTGTGATAATAGACAACGATTGCACTGCCAACTGCTTGTACCGAGGTCGCCGCGAGTTGCTGAAAAAAGTTCCGGCGCACAAGACGCTGTTTGGTAAGCATGGTTGCGGAATGCCGATTGGAAACTTGACAAGCCAGTTTTTTGCGAATTTGTATCTGAACGAACTTGATCAGTTTATCAAGCACCAACTCAGGTGCCGGCATTACATCCGCTACATGGACGACATGATTCTCTTGTCCGCGTCCGCGGACGAGTTGCGGCAGTGGATGCTGGATATAGACAGATTTCTCAACCGCGAGCTGAATCTCGCATTGCATCCACACAAACGCACCATCTTGCCGATTGGAAACGGCGTCGATTTTCTTGGCTATGTTGTGCGTCCGTTTTACACTTTGGTGAGACGGCGCGTGATCGGTAATTTAAAATGGAAAGTGCGTCAGGGATTAGTTGACGAGCAAGTCTGGTCGTCGTATAGGGGGCATTTTGAACATGCTCAATCGCGGCGGCTAGAAAAGAAGCTGCTGATATTTCTGCGGCAGCATGGGCTTGAATTTACCGTGGAGACAGCATGAGTACCTTAGATATTTTGGGATTGTCATTAGAACAATTAAGATCGGCAAGCAAAGGCGAGATTGCAGCTATGCTTGCGTCCGCCATCGATTCTGCATCCAGGAAAGAAGTGTTAGAGCAATTATCGGGCGTGGAGACCATTTGCGATCCACCCGAGCGGACGTTTGGAAACGATGGCCAGATCACGTCATACAAAGAAACGGAGCGTAATGTTTTGGGTGAAATAGTTGGGGGGCGGAGCATTACGTGGAAATATTACAAATCCGGAGAGGTGGATACTATCGAGATCGTTGATTTAAAACCGGACCTGGAAACAGTTGCAAAGCAGAGATCTATCAAGCATTTTTGCGATGGCCAAAGGCCAATAACAACTATACAAAAGAGGTCCAGTGGGTGAACTGACACGAGTATTACACGACGCGATGGCGACGGACGGCACGCTGGCCGTTATGGTGTCTACATACGAGGGCGAGCCGGCGGTTTTTACGGTGGATCCGGCGCCCGGAGACGCAGTGCTTCCATATATCGTCACTGCCGGGAACATGGCGGCATCGCCGAAGGATACCAAGACGACGTTGGGAAGGGAATTCTGGCGGGACGTGCGATGCTACGACGAGGCAAGCGGAAGTGCGGTGCGGGTGGAGGCAATGGTGGAGCGGGTGAGGCAGTTGTTTCACCGGCAACGGTTGGCGATCCCTGGGTTTACGTGGGTCCTGTGCGAGTGCACAGGGCCAATTGCGGCAGATGAACGGGATGCATATGGGCGGATCGTGACGGTGCGGATGGTGGTGGAAGAATTGTGAATGTGCGAGTGATCGGTTTGATTACGCGCGTAATAAATTCCCCTTCGGGGCACAATCCGGCGGATTGTGATACGGGCGGATTGTGGTAGAGATTTTAGGAGGTTTTGATGATTAACGGAACGGATATTCTTTTGCTGGTGAACACCGGCACAGATGAGAGTCCATCGTATGAGGCGGTGGGGTCTCAGCGGGACGCGACGATCGACCGGAATACGGCCGAGATCGACGCGTCGAACAAGAACGACGGGGCGGACCAGATCGTGGCAGCGGGACGGCGTACGTCGTCGATATCGCTGGATGCGCTGTACGTCCCGGACGACGCTGCATATGAAGCTCTGAGGGCGGCCCAGGATGCCGGCGAGTTGATCCTGATAGCCAAGGAAGTTGAGGGGGTGGTGACGGAGACGGCCGAAGCGCTGATCACGGCGATGAGCGAGAGCTATCCGGATCAGGCCGAAGCGACGATCGGCATCTCGCTGACGGTATCCGGCGGCTGGACGGAGGTGGGCACCTAATGGGCGCACGAGGCGAGGGAGTTATTGTTTGCCCTGACGGCCAGGAGGTGCAGATTCTTTATACTAATCGGGCGCTGGCGGAGATCGAAAAAGCCCTGGATCGATCGGTCGTTAGTATTCTCCAGCGCTTTGCCGATGGCGGATCCGGAATCCGCGAGACGGCCACGATCCTGCGGTCGGGCATGGAGGCGGCGCGGCGGGACAACCGGGATGGAAACAAACCAGTTACGCTCAATGACGCTTATAACGTGCTGGACGAGGTCGGATTTGGCAAGGTTGCGGAGGTGACTTTTGCGGCGGTGGGGGCCGTGCTGAGTTACGACGCGGATATCGAGGATACCGACCCAAACGAGTGACCCAGGAGCGCGTCGATTTCGACGCGTTCCTGAGGGATGCGCTGCGCTGCGGCGTGACGGTGGAGTCGTTCTGGTCGATGACACCGCGGGAAACTTACGCAACGATCGAGGCGGCGGCCTGGCGGGCAGAGCAGGAACAAAAGGCCAGGGCGTGGCTGGCGTGGCATACGGCAGCGCTGTCGCGGGCTAAACGGATGCCGCCGTTGGCGCGGCTACTGCCACTGCCGGCGGCTAGGCCGTTGAGTAAAGAGGATGCGGCGAAGAAACGGTCGGAGTTTGAGGCTATGGCGTCAACGAATGTTGAACGAATAAACGAATGGGCCCTCGACAAGCTCGGGCGGCGAAAGAAATAAACCTGACAGGTTAAAAAGAAAACCTGTCAGGTTTGGATGGTGATATATGGCAAGTGAGAGCGTAGGATTTGGTGAGGCGCAGATCGACATCAGGGCGACGCTGGACAAGCTGGACCAAGACCTGAGTAAGGCGCGGAAAAGGGTATCCGGGGCGCTGGATAAGGTAGGGGGGGATTTTTTGGATTTGGGCGGCAAGGTGAATTCTGCATTGCTGGGGGCGGCAAAGGTGGCGGCAGGGGCGCTGGCTATTGGGGCGGGGGCGCTAGGGGCAGTGATGGTGGATTCCACCAAGCTGGCAGCCGACTTTGAGGACCAGGTCACTTTGCTGGGAATTGCGGCAAAGGATTCCGGGCCGGGATTCGATACGCTGCACGAGGCGGCGCTGCAGGTCGGCGGGGATGCGACGCTGGTGGGGGTGAACGCAACAGGGGCGGCGGATTCGCTGACCGGGTTGTACAAGGCCGGCTTGACAACGGGGGAGATCTTTGGCGATCTGCAAGGATACCTGGCGGGGACTGCGGAGCTGAGTGGTGCGCTGCGAGCGGCTATCGATACGGCGGCGGCAACGGAGCTGGATATGGTAGCTGCTAGCGATCTGGCAGCGATCACATTGGCCACTTTTGGCGCCGAGATGGAGACTGAAGAGGAGCGGGCGCAATTCATTAATGATGCAATGAATAATTTCGTTCAGGCGGCGGACGCGAGCGTGGCGGAGGTGGGTGATCTAGCGGAGGCGCTGCGGAACGTTGGACCGACGGCAGCCAGCTTTGGCTTTAGTTTGGAAGAAACCAACAACGCATTGGCAATTCTGAGCACACGCGGGATCACCGGAGCGGAAGCAGGAACGGCGTTAAAGTCGATGTTGGTCAACATTATGCGTCCAACTAACCAGGTGACCGGTGCATTGGCCGAGCTGGGGGTGGAGCTGTACGACGAAGAGGGGCAAATGAAGGATCTGCGAGAGATCGTTGGCCAACTCCAAGGGTCGCTTTATGGTGCGAGTGAGGTGACGACGATCGTGGGTGGACGGACAGCCGAACAAAACGCGTTGTTGAAGGAGGCGCAGGAGCGGTACGATACATTAACAAAACGTATCCGGAATCATAATGCCGGCTTGACTACTATGTCGGACAAGTCGCTGGCCAGAGCAAACCAGGAGTTGGCATCGGCCAGCGCGATCATCGAGGAGTTGAGCGGAATCCAGGGGACGGCAGTGACATCGACGAGGGAGTTGACGGAGGAACAGAGAAACCAGTACATCCAGACACTGGCGGGAACGTATGGAATGAATGCTATGAACACCCTGCTGGCAGAAGGGGTGGAGGGATGGGACGCGATGGCAATAGCGACGTGGGAGGCGTCAACAATCCAGGAGGTGGCGGCAGCGAGGGCAGCAACATTCAGCGGCAGGATGGAGGCGCTGCAGGGGGTGATCGAGACAATACGGATCAAAATTGGAGAGAAGCTTTTGCCAGTGGCCACCAGATTAGCAAATTGGGCGTCAGATATGGCGGACATGTATGGGCCGGCGGTAGAAGAAGTATTTACCAAAATAGGGACGGCGGTAGGGACGCTGGTGGATAGTTTGATAAACGGAGAGGGGCCGTTGGAATCGATCCGGGACGCGCTGGCATCGGTGGCGCCGCCGGAGGTGGTGGAGCAATTCGATTTGATCGTGGAAAAGGCACAGGAGATCGCGGCATACATCCAGGAGCATTCGGATGCAATTATTGGATTTGTCGAGGGAATCGGCGTGGCGCTGGCGGCGGCAGGGATTGCGGCTATGCTGGCGGCGATTGCCAATCCCATTACTTTGATCATATTAGCAGTGGGCGCCCTGGGAGCGGCCTGGGAATCGGATTTTGGTGGTATCCGGACATGGATCGAGACTAACTGGCCGACAATTCAGGGGACCGTTTTAACGACGGTAGAAAATATCAAAACGTGGATTGATACCAACTGGCCAAAGATAAAAGAAACGGTTACAACGACGGTGGATGGTATCCGGACGTGGCTGGAAACCAACTGGCCAACGATAAAGGAAACGATTACAACGACGGTGGATGGTATCCGGACGTGGCTGGAAACCAACTGGCCAACAATTCAGGAAACAGTTTTAACGCCCATAGAAAATATCAAAACGTGGATTGATACCAACTGGCCAACAATTCAGGAGACGGTTTTAACAACGGTAGAAAACATCAAAACATGGATTGATACCAACTGGCCGATGATTCAGGAGACGGTTTTATCGATAGTAGAAAACATTAAAACGTGGTTTGAAACCAACTGGCCTATAATACAAGCGGTTTTTGTTACTGCTTGGACAGTAATAAAAGATGTCGTGCTGGCAGTAGTGGATGTATTTGTGAACGAAGTCTGGCCATCACCACAAGCAGCATTTCTTAATGTTGAAGATGCAATGGCAACCCTGGGTATTACCTGGGCGGACGTTTGGGACGCAATTAAATTAGCCGTAGGAATTGTGGCAGCCGCCATTGGCGGAATCATCTTGTTACTCATTGGGATAATTGCGGGATTTGCAACAGCTTTTTCTTCAGTGGCCGAGCATATCACTGGTGTATGGGCGGATATCGCCTCAACATTCAAAAAGGCAATGGAGGGGATTGCAAAACTCGTTGGCGGCATCATGGCTATAGTGAAAGGAATTTTTTCAGGTGATTTGGAATTAATCAAGGCGGGCATCGACGCCTGGGGCTCTGGTCTTTCGGATCTAATCGGCTCAATAGGAGAGGGAATTGTCAATGCTTTTAATATGACTTTTGGCACGGTCATCGAAGCGATTGGCAGTTTCATTTCTGGAGTGATTGAGTTTTTCACCAATTTATATGAGCGTCTAGTGGGACATTCCATCATTCCGGATATGTTAAACGAAATACTAAAGGTAGTAACAGAAGGATTGGCCACCTTGCTCGATAAATTTGGGGAGATTATTCAATCGATTATCAGCAAGTTTACCGACACTGATTGGGGTGAGGTTGGTCGTAATATATTAGAGGGGGTTGCAGAAGGCATATCATCCGGATTGGAAATCATTAAGGAGGCTGCAAGAAGAGCAGCTCAGGCGGCATTAGATGCAGCAAAGAATTTCCTGGGCATCGAGTCGCCTTCTAAAGTGGCGGCCGATCTTATTGGCGAGCCATTTACTGAAGGTATTGGTACTGGAATATTGAATGCTTTACCCGATCTATTAAGGGCATCGAAGGTAATTGGTATGGAGTTGGAGCATATGGTGGTCCGGCCGCGGGTTGATCTGGGCGGGGTATATGGTGAAATGCTGCCTTCGATGGGCTCAGGAAGTGGGACACGGCAGGTGGTGATTTACGGGTTGACGCTGGAGGGGGTGCAGAATGCGGATGGGCTGCTGGCGGAGTTGCAGGCGCTTGCCTAGAGAATTGAGAGTGGAAAATTGATCAAGAGAATTTTGAGCTACGACGGGAATACGTTTGCGCCGGATTCCGCAGCGGGGTTTGTGATCGGGACGGAGCCGCGGCTGCCGGCAGTGCAGATGGATATGCTGGAGCGGATCGGGGCATGGCCGGTGATCGTGGCGCTACGGCGAAGCTCGCAGCGGATCGCGTTGTTGATCCGGATCGTGCCGCCTTCGACAGGCTCAGGCACCGATCGTGATACATTGAGATCCCAACTATTCCGATGGTTCGATCCGGAGGATGAGACGCCAAAGGCGCTGGTGGGGGAGAATCACGACGGGATCGAGACGTCGATGCAGGCGCTGTGCGAGGACTTGCAGGTGTACGGCGAGGTGTACCACGACGACGTGTTTGTAGCGACGCTGCGGGTGAGCGGGGACGTGCGCTGGCGGGCTACGGCGGATAGTTCGGACAATTGGGGTATTACGGCAAGCGGGCAGACGCGAACTATTAACAACACGGGGGAGGATGAGGCATACCCGGTGCTGTCGATCACGCCCACCGGGGGCAAGACGGGCGGGTACGATTATAAACGATATGTTCTGGTGACCTGGCGGGCGATCAATCCGGCGAGCAATTACCCGGTCCGGATCGGTCCGCTGGACACCGATGCATTGGTTACAGCAGGAAAGATGCAGGCGGATGGGGACGATCTGCGGGTGTTCGTGGACGGG